AAAACGCGATTTACGAACAGGCAAAGAGGGAAGGAAACAATGTGTTTCAAAACGGTCGATCCAAAAATCGAAAAACTGCTTAATGATCTGGCGAAGCTAAAGCAGGACCTTTATGATCGCGGGGAAGGAGAGAAATCCGAAATCGTCGACGAGGCCATGCGTGAAATTTGCCGGTATCATACTCTGCATGCACGCGAGTGGTAAACTATAATTCAATTAACGGAGGAAATATGAAGCCAACATTCGCAGAAGTTAAGGTCTTAGGAACCGAGAAGGGGTTTTATTGTATTATTTTACATGGAGACGATTACGGTAAATTAAAAATATGTGTAAAAGAAAAAGAACTCGATGATATTGTTGGGGTTTATCTTTCGGGACTTCAACAAAACAAAGAAGATGCAAAAAAACAAGCAGTTTCATACCTCGAAGAAATAATCACAAAAATAAAAAACCTATAAATAACGGAGGGTTTTATGATCGTTATTATTCAGTATAAGCATCCTTTGCGACGCTGGCTTTCAAAGCTCTATCCCTTTTCCGTCCGCATTTTCGGCGTGGACCCCTTGAAACATTGCAAACCCCTCGGCGTTCAAAGAATGCACCTGAACAGGCCCTACGATATCGGATTGACTCAAATCTGTTTCGCCGGGAAGAAACCGAAACCCGGCGGACACTCTCCGGTTATCGACCAGAAATCATGCGAACGGCACGCCCGGACAATGGACATTCTTCAGATCATTCCAAAAAACACTCTTCCCTTTACAAAAAAAGATGCAATTAAAAAAGCAAACGACGTGATACATAAAACACCGATTATTAAATAAGGAAAATATGAAAAAGAAACCAGACAATAAACAGGTAAAAATAAAAGACCTGATCTTCGATGACCACAACGCGAACGCCGGTACTCCCCGCGGCCGGGGACTTCTGGAAAATTCTTTACAGAAGTACGGCGCCGGCAGATCAATACTCCTCGACAAAAACAACCGTATTATTGCAGGAAATAAAACCGCAGAGACGGCAGGGGAGACCGGGTTTGATAACGTCCGGATCGTTGAAACTGACGGCAGAGAGATAATCGCTGTTAAACGGATGGACCTCGACCTCAAGAAAGATAAGAGGGCACGCGAGCTCGCCACCATGGACAACCGAGTCGGGCAGATTGATCTCGAATGGAAGGGGCCTGAACTTTCAGCTTTGGCAAACGAAGGAATCGACTTGCATGAACTTGGATTTACAGAAAAGGAAATGAGCGATATACTCGGGAAGGAAACAGAGACGTCTGTTCCCGGTCAGAACCTGCAGGAAATGGAACTCAAGGCGTGGGAGAAATACGACTACATCGTTATTGTTGCAAGGAACGAAATTGACATCAACCGGCTTTACACAATAATGGACATAAAAAAAGAGAAAGCGGCAATGAGCGCCAGTGTTGTAAAAACAGGGACCGGGAGAATTGTTTCGGCAGAACGTTTTTTCCAGAAGATAGATCAACTGACTAAATTATCAAAAAGACCTGGCTGACGGGGACGCAATGCCTCAAGTTCTGTTTCAAAGAAAATGTCTTTTGTCTGGCCTCTCGCTTTCCCGGCCTTTGTATGGCAGTCATACGCAAAATCGGGGACTTTCATTTTTTCTTCTTTTGTCAGTTGAGCGATATATTCACGTACGGATTCGTCAGATAAGATTTTCCGATCATAAATAAAATTTTGCAAATGATCGGCGTCTCGGTTTTTAGGTTGAGCGCACAACAGAAGAACGGCCTTGCTGATGAATATTCTTCCTTTTGGTAAATCCTTTTTCCCTTCATTGACAAACATAAAGGATTTGAACAATGATTCGATTTCCTGAGTTATCACCCCGCCGCAATCCTCAGCAGAAATTGTCAGAAGACGCTTCCAGACGTATTTCCAATATCCGGAATGATACAATTCAAGAGCGAACCACCCTGCATACGCCGGGAGGTTTCGACGAATTGCTTTTTGCATGGCGCTGGTCACAAGATCAAACGAATATCCGTTTTTTGTGGGGTAATCCATTCGAGTACCTTTCTAATGGTATATTATAAATATATAATAGTGTAAATAGAAAGTAAAGCGCAAAATGAAGATAAAAAAAATCATTCTTTCAAGAGGACGCCACGGATCCATAACTTCAGACACTCTTTTCCCCAACGCAACTCTTGTTGTACCGAAGTCCGAAATTAAAGAATACAAGAAAACCACCAACAATGAAATACATGGGATTTCTGACAACATCATGGGTTTAGGGAACGTCCGGAATTACTGCCTTTACACTTTCAAAGAAGACTGTCTCGTAATGATCGACGACGATATTCAAAAGCTTTGGGTTATGACCCGGCTCCACGGTTACGCAATAACAGATCCCACAGCAATTGAACACATCGTTGATAACACGGCAGAAATGGCACAGCAATTGAACACATCGTTGATAACACGGCAGAAATGGCACAGCAATTGAACACATCATGTTTCGGGTTCGATCAAGCTTGGGACGTACGAAAATACGATCCCTTCAAACCGTTCTCTTTATGCGGATGGGTCGGCGGAGTTATTGGAGTCATCGGACGGAAAAAAAGATTTTCAAATTCCTTTTTTAAAGTTGACATTGACTTTTGTCTGCAAACGCTTCTTAACGATCGAATACTATTAATTGACAACCGATATGCGTTCGTTCAAAAAAGGATCAAGGGCAAGGGAGGGAACGCCCTGTTTCGCACTCAAGAGAAATTCGATCAGGAAATCGACCGCTTGCGTAAACGGTGGGGGAAGTTCTACAAATATGAAAGAACCGCAACGGGTGAAACCTCGAAAATATTGGTTGAACGGTAACCGCCATGCAGACCGGGAAGAGATGGAAACCTTCAAGGGCTGACTTGGAATATGTTTTTGAGTGTGCGTCTCAGGGCCTTCCTCAGAAGGCGATACTCGAGGGGCTCAATGTAGACTGGCATACGTTCAATAAAAACCTTCCTTTCTTTTCCGAAGCTATAAAAAAAGGTAAAGAGCAGTTCGACAAGCACACGGAGCGCCAGGTTCCGGAAGTCGTCAATTCTTTACTGAAACGATGTCTTGGTTATGAATACGACGAGGTTTCCATAAAACAGGACGGAGAAGTAGTAAACGGAAAATTGCTTAATGGTAAAATAACGACCACTAAAACAAAGAAGCACGTTCAAGCCTCAGATGCCGCAATATTCTTCTTCCTCTGCAACAAAGACAAGCTGACGTGGATCAATCCGATGAAGCTCGATGAACCGTCTGCTGATAACAGGGGTTCAATCCTGAAATGGATTGAAGAACAGGCAAAAGAACCGGCAGAAAAGAAAGATAAAAAGAAAAAGTGAGCACCAGCACGCTCGGCCCCAAGCAACGCCTTTTTCTCAGGGAATCAAACGCCCGTATTAATACGATGTGCGGCGCAATCCGATCCGGGAAAACGCACGTCAGTTTACTCCGTTGGATCAAACATATTAACGCAGCACCCCGCGGCGATTTGATAATGACTGGGAAGACTCTCGGGACGCTCAAAAGAAACGTTCTTAACCCGCTTCAGGACATGCTCGGCTGTGATATGTCGTATTCGATCGGCAATAATATGGCGCGCATTTGGGGAAAAAGAATTTATTGCTTCGGCGCCGACAATGAAAGTTCTGAAGGTAAAATTCGCGGAATGACCGTTGCCGGCGCCTATCAGGATGAAATCACACTTTCGCCAATCTCATATTTCAAAACCACCCTGGGTCGCATGTCCCCGGACGGAGCAAAGTATTTCGGAACTACAAATACCGATTCACCCTATCACCCCTTCAAAACAGAATATCTTGACAGGGCAGAGAAGGACAAGCTCAATCTCGTCAACTGGAACTTTCTCCTCGACGACAACCCCTCTCTCTCTCAGGAATTCAAGAATAATATCAAACGTGAATACGTTGGCATGTGGTACCGACGTTTCATTGAGGGTTTATGGATCGCTGCAGAAGGCGCCGTGTATGATTTCTTCGATGAGAAAGAACACACCTTCACCCTTGCAGAAATAAAAAAGAAGTTCACTCCGCAATACTTCATCGTTGGCGTGGACTACGGAACGTCTGGAGTAACCGTCTTTATTCTTTTTGGCATTAACAGACAGCCGGATTCACCATGGAAGATAGTGGCACTGAAGGAATTGTTTTACGATGCACAGGAAAAAGGTGAATACGGAATGAGCAGAAAGCAAAAGTCTGACTATGAATTCTGCGACGATATGAAACTCTGGCTTGGCCCCAAAATCATACCGATGAATGTTATAGTTGACCCCTCCTGTCAGTCTTTACAAGTTCAACTTCGGCAACAGCCATTTAATTTCTCTGGCGTTATTGACGCGCAAAATAGTATAATAGACGGCATCAGGCTTCAAGCCACCTACCTCAAGAGGGGACATTATGTTTTGTGTCGTGAAGGTTGCCCTCGAACGATTCAAGATTATTCCGGTTACGTTTGGGACAAAAAGAAACAGCTTGAGGGGAAAGATATGCCCGCGTCAGGACCTTGTGAGCACACCAAGGATGCAGAACGGTATGGAATTTATACGACGTTCGGCGGTCAGACGCTTGATATAAATGCTTTAGCTACATATTGACAATTCAAACAAAGGAAAAAAAATGAGCAACAGCCGATCAGCAGCAGCCATCAAGGGAGCGCAGACGCGCCGGTTCAATCGTTTTATGGAAGCAGCCAACCATGATTCTCTCGTCGCGGCGAACGCTAAATCAACAATTCAGAACGCTCCGGTCAGTGATGGATGGATGAACATTCTAACTGGTCTTGGGATTTTGGGTTACGACAAAAAGGAATCGACCCGGTTTTATTCCGGATTCAGGCTGTACGAAGCCGAGCTCCGGGACCTCCTGACGTACAATGGGCTGGCAAAAAGAATAATCAATTTACCTGTTGAGGACATGACGCGGAAGTGGTTTAAGGTTGAAGGGGACACAGACAACAAAATCGTAAAGTGGTTACGGAAAATCAAGGGAGTTACCCCAAACTCCACCGCAAAAACTGAAATTATCCGTGCACTCAGGTATGCACGAGGGTATGGCGGCGCCCTTATGGTCATGTTCGTTGACGACGGAGGAAAGCTGACAGATCCGTTGAACCTCAACAACATCAGAAACATTGAATCGGTAAAAACGTATCACCGTTTCAGGACTTCCCGCGTTCAGTATTACCTCGACGAAACACAACCGAATTATTATCAGACCGAAATCTACATGGTCAACCCTCCACGCGGAACGGGTTATCAGGTTCACGAATCGCGCTGTATTCCTTTCGACGGAGAGGACTGTCCGCCTGAAGTGCGATTGATGAATTACGATTGGGGAGACAGTGTGCTGCAGGCGGTTTATACCAGGTTGCGCGGTCTTGGAGAATCGTATGCGGGATGCGAACACATTATTTCCGAATTTATTCTCACGTTCCTTCAGATGAACGGTCTTGCCAACATGATCGCAGGCGGTCAGGAGAGGGCGATCAAAGAACGTCTCAACATTCTGGACCTTTCAAAGCACATTTCCAATACCGTCCTTCTTGATAAGGACGAAACGATAAACCGCATCAGTGCGTCGATCTCCGGCCTTCCTGACCTGATGGGTAAACTTATTCAGGCAACGAGCGCGGAAACAGGAATACCCGTTCGTAAACTCTTTGGCGAAGTAAATGTCGGTTCGTCGCTGGGAGACAACAGGGAGGAAGAAACAGACGATTACAACAACATGATTTCTTCAGAGCAACAGGAAAAACTCCTTCCTGCCCTCGAAATCCTGGCTCGGATAATCATGCTGAACAAAACAGGGCCGACATCCGGACAAGAAATACCAAACTGGGAAATCAAATTTGATCCGTTGCGTCAGATGTCTCAGAAAGAAATCTGCGATGCGAGAAAAATACAGATGGAAACGGATTCCGGATATGTAACGTCCGGGATTTTAGCTCCTGAAGAAATCCGCGATTCCCGTTTTGGGGGTGATTCTTACAGCTTTGAGACAAAGATCGACCCCAAACTCGATCTGAAAAAGGAACTCGACGACAAGACAAATCCGGACGACAACGAAGGAGAATAATGTCTCTCGAAATGAATTGCCCGGTCTGTGAAGTTCGGAAACACGCCTTCCGTAAAATGCAATTGACAAGGCTTCCGATGAACAGGGCATTGTTTAAATGCAAATCGTGCGGCCTTGTCTCATATTCTTTTGTCACTTCAGATGAACTCGGGAGAGAAAAAATAGTAGTTGATTCAAACACCA